GGAACTAAAATTACAAACTGCAGAAGAATCTGCAGTTAAAGCTGCAGAAAAAAGAAAAGAATTATACAAAAAAAGAACTTCTGATTTACCTATTATAGAAACTAAAATTAGAGGTAAAGGTAAAGAGGCCAAAACTAAAGGTAGAGATGTAGTAGGTATTAGGTGGCCTAATAAAAAAATGGAAGAAAATTATATAAAAGATTTAAAAGAAAAATATTCTGGTAAGTTAGGAGAAAAAGGATTAACTAATCCTCAACTTGCTGAAAAATACTTTGGCTCAAGTTCCGTAGCAGATGTAAGTAGAGTAGAAAGAATAAATAATTTTTTAACTAAAGATTTAAATTTAAAATTTAAAAAAGGTGATCCAAATATTGTAAAAGAAAAAAGAAAAAGAAGATTAGATATTGTACAAGGTGGTAAAAAATTTACAGGAACAGATGAGATTCCTTTTCACCACATCATGCCTATAGGTGGAGAAGTAGATTTAACTACGAAAGACGTAGCATTTATTAATAAGCAGATGAATTCTAAACTAGCTCCATACAATACAAAATTAAATGACATCGCGGACGCAATTAGTAATCAATTAAACAATCAAGAACCTGGATATCTAAATAGAGTTGATGAATTAAATAATCAAGCAGGACAAATAATTGAAAGTGTAAAACTAAGACTTCCTAAAAAGTATCAAAATTATATCGGATTCAATAGATTAGATCCTATCATAGATGAATATGGAACACCTATTAGAATGAATGTTACAAGAGTTGGTGTTGATGATTCAAAATCTTTAGCAGGTAAAACAGGACAAGCTCAGAAACTAGAAACACTTACTCAAAAAAGTCTGATGGATCAGATAAAAGATTTAAATATAAAAATACCTAAGTCTGATTTACTTCAATTAGGAAGTAAATTACCTGGACCATTTAAATTATTAAAAGGTTTTGAAGATGGAGGTATAGTATCTAGACAAAATTTAGGTAGAGGTTATCTAGCAGGTGGTCTAAAAAGTTTAGGTAAAAAATACAAAGGCTCAACTCTAGAAGCTATTTTAGAAAATCCAAAATTAATGGGGGCTGAAATTGGATATGAAGGTATTGCAGAAATACTTAGACTATTTGGATTATATTCAGTAGGTGGTCGTGTTGGTTTCGCAGATGGACTTAAAGATCCAAGTAAAAGAAAGAAGTAATGTATTCAAAAGGTAAAAAGAGTGGCCCACCACCAAAGTCAGGGCCCATGCCTCAGGGCTTGAATTTATCCTATAATACTGTTAAACAAGTAAAACTTACGGAGAAAATAAATGGCAACAGACAAATCGCTTCCAAACGAACCAAGAAAAACATTTGAAGTTCCAGGTGAAGAAGAAATACAAGAGCAGGTAGTAGAGACAATTGAAGAGCAACAAGAGGCTCCTGGTCCTGTAGAAGTACAAGAAAATGAAGATGGATCAGTAGACATTGACTTAGATCCACAAGCTGCATCACCTGAAGGTGGTGATGAGCATTATGCAAACTTAGCAGATTTTTTACCTGATGATGTATTAGGAAGATTAGCATCAGACTTAAATTCAAAATACCAAGACTACACTTCTTCAAGGAAAGATTGGGAGCAAACTTACACAAAAGGTTTAGACCTTTTAGGTTTTAAATACGACAATAGAACAGAACCTTTCTCAGGTGCATCAGGTGCAACTCACCCAGTTTTAGCTGAAGCAGTTACACAGTTTCAAGCATTAGCATACAAAGAATTATTACCGGCTAACGGACCCGTTAGAACACAAATTATAGGAGCACCGTCTGCTGAAAAAACAAGTCAAGCAGAACGTGTTAGAGATTATATGAATTATGAAATCATGGAGAAGATGAAAGAATACGAACCTGAGTTTGACTCTATGTTATTTCATTTACCACTTTCAGGTAGTACATTTAAAAAAGTTTACTACGATGAAATGGAACAAAGAGCAGTATCAAAGTTTGTTCCAGCAGATGATTTAATTGTTCCGTACACAGCTACCTCATTAGATGATGCGGAAGCAATTATTCATCGTGTAAAAATTTCAGAAAACGATTTAAGAAAACAACAAGTCGCTGGTTTCTATAGAGACATTGAAATTGGAAAACCTGCGGACAAAGAAACTGATGTTGAACAAAAAGAAAGAGAACTCGAAGGAGTTTCTAAAACTTCAAACGAAGATGTTTATACTTTGTTAGAATGTCATGTTGATTTAGATTTAGAAGGTTTTGAACATACAGATCAAAATGGTGAGCCGTCAGGAATTAAGATTCCATATATAGTAACTCTTGAAGAAGCATCAAGAGAAATATTATCTATCAAAAGAAACTATGAAATAGGTGATCCGAATAAAAATAAAATACAATATTTTGTACACTTTAAATTTTTACCGGGTTTAGGTTTTTATGGTTTTGGTTTAATTCACATGATCGGTGGATTATCAAGAACAGCTACAGCTGCATTAAGACAATTGCTAGACGCAGGAACTTTATCTAATCTACCTGCCGGATTCAAGATGCGTGGTATCAGAATCAGGGATGATGCACAATCAATACAGCCAGGTGAATTTAGAGATGTAGATGCACCAGGTGGTAACCTAAGAGATTCTTTCATGATGCTTCCGTTTAAAGAACCATCACAAACATTACTATCATTGATGGGTGTTGTGGTTTCAGCAGGACAAAGATTTGCATCTATTGCTGATATGCAAGTTGGAGAAGGCAATCAAAATGCTGCAGTTGGAACTACAGTTGCATTATTAGAACGTGGATCAAGAACAATGTCGGCGATTCACAAAAGAATTTACTCTGCTTTAAAAAATGAATTTAGAATTATGGCTAGAGTATTCAAGTTATATCTACCTCAAGAGTATCCGTATGATGTAGTTGGGGGTCAAAGAATGATTAAACAATCCGACTTTGATGATAGAGTAGATATATTGCCAGTTGCTGACCCCAACATTTTTTCACAAACACAGCGTATATCCCTCGCGCAATCAGAACTGCAGCTGGCACAATCTAATCCACAAATGCACAACATGTATCAAGCGTACAGAAATATGTACGAAGCATTAGGTGTAAAAAATATTGATCAAATATTAGTAAGACCACAACCACCACAACCAATGGATCCTGCTTTAGAACACATACAAGCTTTAGGTGGTGGACAGTTTCAAGCGTTTCCAGGTCAAGATCATAGATCACACATTACAGCTCATTTAAATTTTATGGCAACTAATATGGCTAGAAATAATCCGATGGTTATGGCAAGTTTAGAGAAAAATATTTTTGAACATATTAGTTTGATGTCACAAGAACAAGTCGAGTTAGAATTTAGAGATGAGTTAATGCAGTTACAACAAATGCAAATGCAGGCACAAGCTAATCCGATGATGGCTCAACAGATACAAATGCAAGTTATGCAGCTAACACAAAAGATTGAAGCAAGAAAAGCTCAACTGATTGCTGAAATGATGGAAGATTTTATGAAGGAAGAGAAGAAAATTACTTCACAATTTGATAATGACCCTATCGCTAGTCTAAGATCAAGAGAATTAGACCTTCGAGCACAAGAAAATGCTAGAAAAGAGAAGGAAGGTGAAGACAGAATAAACCTTGATAAGATGAAAGCTATGATGGCACAAGAAAATCAAGAAGAAAAACTAGAACAAAACGAAGAATTAGCAAATTTAAGAGCTAATACGTCAATTCAAAAGACAGTTTTAGGAAAAACTTTACCAAGTTCAGACCAAATGATGCCAAAAGTAGATATAATTAGGAGTGAGAACTAAAAAATGGATAAAAAACAGAAAAAAGTTGCAAAAGTGATGAGAGAGTTTAAAAAAAAGAAGCTTTCTATCGGAAAATCTGATAAGAAAGTAAAAAATCGTAAACAAGCGATAGCAATTGCTTTGAATGAAGCAGGAATAAGGAGAAAAAATGGAAAAACTAGACAAAATAAAAGAAGTTAAAGTTGGTGAGCAGCAAACTGAGATTGATCCTAGATCAAAAACTACTGCAGACAAAGCTTACAACTTAATTGGCACTGGTGGACCTGAAGAAGAAGTACAAGGTCAAGGCGCAGTGTTACCAGAAAAGAAAAGAAAATCTAAAGCGTACTAATTATGTGGTTCAGTGCTGTTAAACTAGGTCTAAACGCTGCAACACACATATTTAAAAAGCGTCAAGAGACTAAAATGCGAATGGCAGACGCACAAGCTGCACATGCAGAGCGTATGGCAAAAGGAGAGTTGGAATACTCTGGAAAATTACTAGAAGCAAGACAATCGGACTGGAAAGACGAATTCGTTCTCGTAATTCTTACGCTGCCAATTTTAGTGATTGCCTGGGGGGTCTTCAGCGACGATCCGGGTGCAGCAGAAAAGATAAAAATGTTCTTTGAACAGTTCCAGCAGCTCCCGTCATGGTTCACAAATTTGTGGATCCTTGTAGTGGCGAGTATTTATGGTATAAAGGGAACGCAAATATTTAAAAACGGAGGTAAAAAATAATGGCAAATCCAAGATATAATAAACAAACTACAAATAGACGTGGCGCTATGGGTGGTGGCATGATGAGAAAAGGTTACTTAGCAGGTGGTCAATCAAAAATTGATGCAAACAAAGATGGTAAAATTACAAAAGAAGATTTTGCTATGTTAAGAGACAAAAGAAAAGTCATGAAAGGTAAAAAGAAAAAACCTGGAATGATGATGGTAGCTATGAAGAGTAAAAAATAATGACTAAACTTTGTCCAAGAGGAAAAGCAGCAGCGAAGAGAAAGTTTAAGGTATATCCGTCTGCATATGCGAACGCATATGCCAGTAAAATCTGTGCTGGTAAAATTAAAGATCCATCTGGTGTAAAGAGAAAAGATTTTAGAGGCAGTAAAGCTGAAGGTGGTTTGATGGGTGAACTTAATAGAACTGACAGAGGATATAAAAAGGGTGGTTTCGTTGCTAGAGGTTGTGGAGCAATAGATCCTA